TCATGAATCTGAGTAAACAGATTAACCCTATATTGCTGCGTCAGGCCAAAGAAAGGTAACCCCAATGGGTATCGTCACCCCCTCCTCTGGACCGTTCTCCGGGTAGAATTTCATATCTACATCTGGGGAAATGTTTTCGATGTGTTTCCTAAATGATCTAGAATCTCTAGCTAGGAATTCATTATCAACAAAATCTCTAATAGTTTTAGTTTCACCATCACCATTGACAGCTGTAATCATATACTTTAATCTTGTAGATAAATCAGGTGAAGCTTCTTTATTGATCTTACGTAGTCCAGTAAGTTCTCTTTGAATCTTTGCTTCATCACCGTGAGTTAGCAATTTATACGTTAATTCAACTCCAGTAGTAGGTAATGTATAAGTAAATTCATTCTTACCTTTTTTAAACGCTTTAGAATCAAAGTCTTTCTCTTTTAACAGAGTAAGATCGATAATCTCTTTTGTGTCACCGTAGTTAAATTCATAATCTTTACCGTATCCAAGTACTCTAGCTGCTATCAATAAGGCATTTTTATCACCTATTAATAGATCATTATATTCTATTTCTTTGTTTACGATTAAAGCTTGTAATAGTTTATCTATTACTACACCTCTTTCGATGTAATTTTGGTTAGTTAGAATATCCTCTTCTTTTGCAGTCATATACTTCATCTCTATCTTTCCGGATGATAAAGGTGATTCTTCAGAATACAATAAGCCTTTTGAGGGTAATTCTACAATTTCGCTAGGAAATTTGCTTTCTTTGTTCATATACTTTATTATTTAAAACTAGTTCTATTAATAAATATAAGAAAATTATACTTTGGAACCAACTATATCCAAAAAAAAAGCCCCTTATTAGGAGCTTTAATTTTTTATGGTCAGTTTTAATTAGTAATTCAATACACAATAATCCATTGCTACAGTAATTGAAAGCTCTGCAACATCAGAAGTAGCCCAGTCAAATGATCCTTGTGCCATATTAGTTATAAATGCACCTTTAACTACCCACTCACTAACAACGTCACCTACAGGTCCTAATACATTAAGTGTTAAGTCCTTTTTGTAGAAGTCTGAGTATCCAGCTCTACCGGTAACTGATTCGTATGATAATCTTGCCCAATCCATTACAGCTTGTGCTCCAGAAGGAGTTATTGGATCATATAGAGTCATATCCATATTTTCCCAATTTCTCTTACCTCTTATCTTACGGTAAGTATTCATGTGATCTAATTTAACTTCCTCATCTGTAAAAGAAGGAGCCGTTACATTCTTAATCATGAAAGACGGAATTGCGTCGATATACATGATGAATCTATTTTGTACCTTCGGCTCGAAGGCTCTGAACATTATTTCGTTTGGATCTAGTACTGCCATTTTATTTCTTTATTATAAATATCGTTAGTTTAAAATTATGCTCCAAAAGTTGTACCTGTTGGCTCAATTGTAAAGTCTAGTACTACGAATTCAACTGTTTTAGCTGGTTGAATAAATACCTGACCGATTAATTGATTTCTATCAATAGTATCAGGAGTGTTATTTGAATCATCCATTACTATTCTGTAAGCATAAAGACCTTGTCTTTGTACTACTGATTCTAAGTAAGGATTAACTGTAGCTAAGAATCCATTTCTGGTTGCGATAGTATTTTGTTCGAATACTAAAGTCTTTCCTACATCTCCTAAGAACTTCTTAAGATCAATTAACAATCTTCTTACGTTTACTCTATCAAGAGCAGACTTCTTCTTTTGTAATGTTTTTTGACCAAATACTGATATTCCGCTTCCTGGGAAAGTAGCAATTGGGTTAACATTTGCATTATACAATGTATCTCTTTGAGATCTTGTAAGTTTTCTTTCTGCTTGGATTACATTTCCTAATCCACCTCTAGTAAGACCTGCTGGTGCGAACCAAGGTGCAGCAGCTCCGTCAGTAAATGCATATACTCCTGGTATAACAACTGATGCTGGTATCCATACATTTTTACCTGTAGCTGATTGAGTTTGTAACCATGGCCAGTAAGTAGCTGCATATGAGCTATTTAATGTTCCTGCTGTTCCTGTTGCATTTGCTACAGTAGCTCCATAGTTTTGTACATCTATTACTGCAATAGCATCTCCTCTGCTTTCTGCAGTAGAAATAATTGAGTCTAATGAAGTTTTATGATCTCCAAATTCATATAACAATCCTGGTGCAGAAATTATATTATAAACGTACTCGTCTTGATTTCCTAAGATTGAAATTGCATCTGAATAACAAGCTCCTGTAAGACCTTGTGTATCTGTTCCGTTGATATCTCCAAAGTACTTATCTCTAGTTGATCCTCCTACTACATTGTCTCCAGTCGCTCCGTGGAATGAACCAGATTGTGCAGTTGGTAAAGATCCTGTAGAAGTTGCTACTCTTACGTTAATACCATCGTTTGCTAAGTAATCTAATGTTTGTCTAGAAACACCAGATACTCTAATATATTTTGATCTGTTGATATATTCACCAGCAGAAGTAATGTAATATTGTCCTGCATCTACTGCTTTTGATTTGGATTGGTTACCAATTACAGATTCGATGTAGTTCTCAGAATTTGGATCTAATGATAAATCATTCCAAGTTTCTAAGATTATTTTGTTTTTTGAGTTATCATCACCACGTCTAATTAATAGACCGAAAGTTCCGTTAACTTTATCTTGATTTACAATCTCCCATCTTAGGTTATCAGCTGATCCTGATTTGATTGATCCGTCACTATTTTCATCGTAACCAACTTCGTTATAAGAAGATCCTGTTACGTTATTATAGATTGAACCTTTACCTAAAGTAGAAAGTGTAAATGGTGCTGCACCTTCATCGTCTGCTGCAACTGTTGTGTTGCTAGCTGTTCCGAATGATCCTGTTACAACTCTTGTTACAATTACTGAGTTACCACCTTGATTAAAGTATGATTTAACAGCAATAGAAGTTAAGAACTCCTGTTTAGTAGATCCAGAAGGAAAAGTAGTACCAAACATATTCACGTATTGTGCATATGAAGTAACCTTAGTTGGTTCCTCTACTGGTCCTTTTACTGTAGGTCCTAGAATTGCTGCCCCTGCTTCGATTGCGGATGGAGCGATAAACGAGATGTCGTTTTCTCTCGCTAGTACGCCTGGGGAAATTAATGTTTCTGCCATGTTTTGAAAATTATATTATTGAGTACTCTTATAAATATCGTCATTATACCTAAAACGCAATTCGTATTTGCTGTAAGGGTACATATATAAATAGAGTGGGTATATCGTAAACCTAATCTTGAGGTATGAATACTTTTCTATCGAGATCAAGAGCTCCTTGTCCGTACTTTTCAGTGAGTTCTTTACCTATACGTTCCTGTGCCTGTACTGTCTCATTATTGAAAGAACTTGCACGCTCTTTTCTATCTTTAATAGATAGCTCTAAAAGACCGATATCGGCTAATTCATTTCTTAAAGCTGTCTTTCTATTTTGTAAAACTAATAGATTATTTACTTCTTCTTCCTGTAAATTGATCTCTTTTTTTTCTTTTGACATTTATATTGGGTTTTCTTTTATTATTAATTTTTTAATTATAGTATTATTAAATACTGGGTATTTTTTATATCCGTGAAAATGAGTAAACTTTAACGTATTTAAATGTTTATATAAACCAGATGTGTAACTTACATTAACTAACTTATCTTTAACGTACACAAAGTTCTGATCTTTAAATGTAAAGGGATTTGCATCGTATATAAACTCATAATCTATATCATAGTCTTCTACAGCTCTCATAAATAAAAACTGTTCTATAAAAGAAGCATACTTATGTTCTTTACTTTCATTAGGTTTTAATTCTTCTATATTATTAAGTATGTCTTTAAATATGTCAGAAACTAATGAAGGATTATTTACAATAAAAACTCCAAAGTTAGGAACTAATCTCCAGTCCCAATCTTTACGGTCGTAGTATTTATAAAATTCTTCTTTGTAAGAATTAAGATAATTTTGGTTTAAGTATTCTATCTCATTTATATCAGTGAATACTTTTAAATTTACTTCTGGGTATCCGAAGGCAATTGGTTCGTTAGAAGTATGAGTTATATTAGTAAAGACATCAAAGTCTAAATGTACATAAGGTTCTTTTCTTTGTATCATAGCATATATTTTAGGTATGCTAAAAATACTACCTTTAAATGATTCTAATTCTGGCAGTACAATAACTTTATTAAAACCAATACCAAACCTTTCAAAGTCTTTTCGGCCTTCTTCGTCCGTATATAATATAGTATTATGAAATTTACCTGCAGTTTGAGTACTAATCTTAGCATAATGCCAAAAAAACGTACTTTCTAACTCTTTATACGACGATAATCTTTTCCACGTAAATATTGCGTCCATTAGATTAATTTATACTTAAACAATTTAACCTCTTCAGGAAATAAATCTACAAAAGATTGATTTCTTGATATATCTAAATTATTATTTACCGTTAAAAACTTCTGCCACTGTACTGGGTCAGCTTCTTTAAAATTTATATGACCTATTATATCTTCCCATTCTTCTCTAATTTCAGGGTACCTTACAGGTGTAGCTCTAATTTTTTCTATAATAGCTGGTTTTAAACTCTCCCTTATATTAGTAGCATTATAGTAATGAGGGGCATATACACCGTTTCTATATATTCTTATATTTCTATCTTTGCACCATTCAGCTACTGCGCCATAATTAAGTACGTTTAGTATCTGATATGTAAAGCATAAGTCATAATGTATATTATGAAATTCTTTTGTATTTTCCAACCAAGTCTCCATAATATTTTCAGTTTCATTCCACTTAGCTGGGTATCTTATATATTCAAAATATTTATGTGTACCGTCTATACTAAAAGATATATCTGCTTGTTTAAAATGTTTAAGTATGTCAACATATTCAGATTTAAAAATAGTTCCGTTAGTATTAAAATGTATGTATTGATTTTTAGCATAACCTTGTTCAACACTATACCTTAGGGCATCCCATTGCTTTTTCATCATTAGCGGCTCTCCGCCATACATGTCTAGGTGCCTTACATACTTCATATTAGAATGCAATTGTTCCCATATTAAACTATCATCTGTAAAGGCATTATTGTAGGTCTTAGCAATTTGATTTATCTGTTCTTTAGACCATTGTTCATCTGGTCCTAGTGTTAGGTTGTGTTCTTTTTTCCAATTCATAGATGCACCTAGAGAACACATTCTACAAGCTAAATTACAAATATTACCTAAATTTAACTCTAATGAAAAAGGAGTATTATGTATAACCTGATCACTTATAGTTTTTTGATTATCTCTTACTCGCTTGCTTGCTCTTCCTAAAGCCTCTTCTTGCCAACAAGTTTCGCAAGCAGGATGTTTAATATTATTTTTAAAAGCATTTCTTATTTCATCTAATGTAGGTGAAGAGAAAGCTTCTTCAAAAGTATGAGTTTTAACGTTCATATCTTCTCCTTTGCGGTCTTTATACTTTACTCCTCTTGTTAAAC